CCTGATGGAGAAGATCTCCCTTGGGTAAAACTATACTCTCACGCCTTTCAAGGACCAGGTGGATGGTATATTGAGAACTCATTAACTACAGTGAATCAAAAGGATCCTTGTTCAGAATTCAACACTGGTCTTTGGAACAGTGGAGTAGAATCTGATAAGCAAATTGCTCGTAACCAAAAGCGTAAACTATCTTACTATGCAAACATCTATGTTGTAAAAGATCCTGCTAATCCTTCTAATGAGGGTCAGGTATTCTTGTACAAGTTCGGTAAGAAGATCTTTGATAAGGTCATGGGTGCAATGCAACCAGAATTTGAGGATGAGACACCTCTCAACCCATTTGATTTCTGGCAGGGAGCAGACTTTAAGGTTAAGATTAAGAAGGTAGCAGGTTTCTGGAACTATGATAGTTCTGAGTTTGCTGCTCCTAAACCACTTCTTAAGGATGATGATGCTCTAGAAGCACTTTGGAAGAAGGAGTACTCATTGCAGGAATTAGTTTCTGCTGATAAGTTCAAGACTTATGAGGAACTTAAGAAGCGTCTTGAGTCTGTTCTAAAACTTACTGCAGCACCTGCTCGTCAAGTAGCTGAAGAAGTTGTAAATGAAGAAGTCCAAGAAGTTGCTGCAGCACCTGCAGCAGATGACGATGCACTATCATACTTTCAACAGTTAGCTGAAGAGTGATTATAGTAGGTATTCATGGAGCGTTCCAATGGGACGCTAATAATGGACACCTAGGAGATACTACATCCTGGTCTCACGACTCAGGGTGTAGTCTTTTTATTGGAGGCAAACATATATGTAGTATTAACGAAGAAAGATTGACTAGGATAAAGTATGATGGAAATTTTCCTAAGTCTGCTATTAAAGAATGTCTTAGAGTTGGAAATATTGATTCTAGTGATGTTGATATTGTATATGCTGTTTCAACCAATCACTTCGTTTCTGTTGAGCAGCACTATAGTGGAGTATCAGATAAATTATTTAAACAGTATTTTCCTAAAGCACAAGTTAAGTATATTGGGCATCATTTCTGTCATGCTGCATCAAGTGTATTCACTTCTCCTTTTAATGAAGGGAGTTTTTTAACTTTTGATGGTGGTGGATCATCTATTCTTGATGAAACTAGGAGATGTATTGATTATATTGAGAATGCTTCAATAGGATACTTTAATAAGGAGAAAAGAATTTTTAGATTTCATAATATGTTTGAAAATTTATATAATAGTTTTGGACAATTATACAACAATGGATCTGTAGAGATATATCAATCCAAAACTGGAAAGAAAGTATCTAACTGGGCTGATATTACTGGTTGTCCTGGTAAGGTAATGGGACTATCTGCATATGGATCAGATCGTAATCATCCTAAAGGATATACAGTTACTGACCATTCTATTCCTTATATTAATTTTTATGCCTTTGCTAATGAGAGTGATTATTTCATGGAGAATTGGAAAGATGTATTTTCTCCAGAAGACGGTGCTTATTATCTTCAGAAAACTTTTGAAAATGGAATGATTGATTATCTTAAAGCATTGCGTAAGAATCATTTAGACGAGAATGTTTGTTTTGCTGGTGGATCTTTCCTTAATGTTATAACAAATACATTGATTAAGGAGAGTGGTATATTTGATGATATTCATATTCCACCATATACAGATGATTCTGGTATACATTTTGGTGCTGCTATCTGGGGATGTTACGAAAATGGTGAAGATATTTCTATGCCAGATAATATTGCACTTATAGGACCAAAGTATTCTAATGAGGAAGTTTTAAAATATATTGAAATGTTTGATCTTAAGTATCAGGATTATAATGAAGATGTGGTTGTAGATTTAATTAATGATAATAAGATTGTTGGATGGTTTCAAGGTAGATCTGAACATGGTCCTAGAGCATTAGGATCTAGATCTATTTTTATGAGTCCTAGTAAAAAGGAAAATAAGGATATAATGAATAGTAGAGTTAAGCATAGAGAATACTGGAGACCCTTTGCTGGAATAGTTTTGGAAGAAAAAGTATCTGAATATTTTAATGAGGGATTTGTTACACCATATATGCTTTATACCCAGACTGCAAAGACTGATAATTTACCTGCAATTACTCATGCTGATGGTACATGTAGGATACAAACGGTTAACCGAACACAAAATCCAAGAGTATATAATTTATTGACTAAGTTAGATCCACATGTTATACTTAATACATCATTTAATGATAATGGTGAACCTATTATTGAGACACCTTACCATGCTATTAAATCATTTGTGAATATGGATATCGATTCTTTAGTCATTGGTGATTTTATTGTAGATAAATAACTAAAACAATCATGTTGAAAAATGCCATTCTCCGCTAATCATTATATTGCCACTTATGATGATGGCAATAATGCAAATACTACAAAGATCGAAGTTTATGCTGAAGATGATACTAAGGCAGCAGCTAAGGTTTTAAAAGCTATTCCTACAGCTCAAAATATTGTAGTTTCTAGTGCTCCATCCTAATGTCACGCAACAAAGTTATCGCATATGCCGATGCTAACGGTAACTGTAGAGTAGTAATCCCCACAATGGATTGTGCTCTATCTGATGCTGCTGTCATCGCAAAAGATGTGCCAACTTCAGATTATTCTGTGATTGATCCTGCTGATTTACCCTCTAAAGATTTTAGATCTGCATGGACATATAATCATGGAAGTAAAACTGTTACAGCAGATCTTGCTAAAGCAAAGACACTTACAACTGAGACATTAGAAGCAAAGTATCTTGCTATTAATAAAGAAAATACAGATATACAAGCAATAGCAGATATGAAGGGAGAATCTGCATCTCTTAAATCAAATCCCTCAGTACCATATACAACAATTACTAACGCTACTACTATATCTGAATTAGAAGCATTGATTTAATGAAAAAATTTGAAGAGCATAATGCTCAACATGATGGGTATAATTATTCCCGTGAAGAACCTTATTATATTGTTTCTCTTAATGATGATGGTGTTAAAGGTTTATTGGAGTATATTAAAAATATTCCAGATGATGAATGGTGGGAGTGTAATCAAGATTTTGAAGATAATGAGTATAGAAAATCAGATATTCATGTTCCAGTAAGGAACAGTTTCCCACATCAGGTGGGAATTAATATGTTTAATTATGTTAATAAAAAGAATTATCAAATGGACATCAGTACATTTGAGTTTCAAATTCTTAGATATGGTGTTGGTGGTTCATTTGCTTGGCATTGTGATTATGGTCTTGCACCAAACAAAGATGTATGGAGAAAATTGAGTATAAGTGTGCAACTTTCTGATCCAGAGGATTATGAAGGAGGAAATTTAATTCTTATAGATTATTTTAACAGAGAGTGTACTATCCCTAAGAGTAAGGGTGCTTCTGTTATTTTTGATGCTAGATGTCCACACAAAGCATTTCCTATCACTAAAGGTCAAAGATATGTGTTAGTTGGATGGGCTAGTGGACCTAAACTTAAGTAGATGCTTTCTTAACTGTACGAGATTCGTATTGTGATGATTTATCGTAAGTAAATATTTCAGTTAGATCTGTCATGAATTGAGTAAGATACTCTGGTTTCATAATTTTTATATTTCTTTTCTTCTCATTTTCTCTAGTTTCTACTAGATAATTGCTGATTCCTATTAGAAATGGGTCATCAAGAGGTATACCTACACCTAGTCTAATATTAGGGTTATCTGGATCAGGTATAGTAAAATCTCTATCTACTATTTTACCTGCTGGCATAACTAATCTATTTTGAGAATCTCTAACTTCTTTAGTTTCATAGTATTGAGTTGCATTTAAGTCTCCACCATACTTATTATAACAGTAATCATACAATTGTTTACCAGTCATTGGCCAATCAGTTCTCACATTTGTCATATTATTTGTTGTAAAAATAATCCAATCATATTCTTTATCTCCATATAATTCTTCTGCAACATCTTCTGGTCTTTCACCTTCTTTAATTGTATATTTGTTTAAGAAAGATATACTATTAAGTACATCATCTCTTAATTTTGCCCTTAAGAATATATTTTTAACAGTAATATAGTTGTCTCTATCGTATTTTAGAGACTCTGGATTTTTGTACCTAAAATCTGGTACTTTTTGGAAATAGTGTCTAGACATTAGAATCCTACTCCTTTATCTATAGGAATTGTATCATAATCTTCAGAGTAGATTGGATTCATCTCCATGAATTGAAGACCTAAGTTCATATGTACTGGAGCACCATCATCATATGTTGCGTAGGTTCCACTGGCTGTATAATTTACATTCATATTTCTCAGAGCACATACTTTAAATCTATTAAGGAAAGGATGTTCTCTCATTCCTTTCATATAAGTCAGTCTGAATATATCAGGAGCATTTAAAAATCCTAGATTTCCAGGTTTCATCTTAGCAGCACTTCTTGCTTTTAGTAGTCTTATTATCTTTCTAACTTCTTTTGCTTCTGTTGAAGTTCTTGGTGATATATTCCAATTAAAATTAAAACTTCTAAGTTGTACACCATTAAATAGTACTTCTACATTCTGATTAACTATCTGTCCTGTAGTCCTTGAAAGCAATCCACTAGCAGTTACATTAGCATTAAGTACATTAGCAAACTGTGCTGTTGCTATTGTCTTCATGTAATTAATAGCTTGAGTTCCTCTATTCTTAGCTCCTGAACCAGCCTTAGCAATTTTTTCTGGTATTTGATCTACATTTCCTTCCATTATATCTTTACCAAATTCTGCAGCCATTCCTGCAAAATCATTTAATTTATCTTCACCCCAATTTACTCCATTATTATCTTGTATATCTTGTGGTATTGGTAATATAATAGAATGTACAGCCTTTTGATTACCATATTTGTCACTTGCTGTAGCCATTGCATTGGCATAATTTCCACCTTTAAATAAGGTTGATGAATCAAAAGTATCCCCATCAAAAGAACCACTCTCAAATCCACCTGAATGTGCTTTATATTCCAATATTTCAATTAAAAAGTAGTCTGATCCTCTCATATGAAGATCATACGGATATCTTAATTGTGCGTCTACTCCCTTAGTTAAAGTCATTTATAGACTCTTTTTATGTATTTAGCTTGAATTTGGCATATGACAGTTCTCTAGCATGATTTAATTCGGCAACTGATAGTTCATGAAACTCTCCGATCACTTCATTCCATGTATAATTTCTCATTTTGTTCCAATGATAACTAAATCCTCTAATACCCCATTGTTTTAATTCCATACATGCTATCAAAGGAAATTCATCATATTCAATCATAGGAGTCTTTGGTAGATATACAAATGTATAGAATCCACCTTCTTCTGGTAGGATAACTTTAGTATCTTGCAAAGCATCTAAAACTTCCAGCATCGTATCTTCAGGATCTTCTGTCCCAATAAAGTCATCTACAATTGGCTGCAGTCTAGACACCTAGATTATCCTCCGTTAGTATTTTAAACTCCATCATTCTGTCAGAACACCAGTTTCTTGCTGCACCCCATTTTGCTTGGTTCTTAGCATACTCCATCACTTCTCTTACATACTTTCTACTTTTAGTCTTCTGAATTTTTGGTTCAGTGCATTGTCTTTTAGGTTTAATTTCAATAATATACTTCTTAGGTACTCCCGAAAGGTCTTTTACTTTTATATAAAAGTCAGGAAAATATCTATGTAATCTGTTATCAAGTGGTGATCTGTAGGGTATAATAACCTCTTCACTACCCCATTCTATTATATTATCATTCTTATCACAATACCTCATAAACACTCTTTCCCAGGAACTGCGATAAATAATGTTACGATAGTCCCCTCTATACTTTTTTATATTAGAAGGTCTGTATCTTCCTGAACGAGCCATATGTCGTAAAATCCCTTTAGGTATTTATTGTGCCAGTCTATCCAAGAGTAAAGAAAACTGAACAGATTCGCAGTCTATTTCAAAAGGTTGCTACTACTAACCATTATGAAGTATTCTTCAGTGGGTTTGGAAGATTGCAGGGTCTTAGGACTCATATGACTAATAGACAACCCAGATTAACTAATTATTTTATTGGTAGAGATCTTGGTTTGTTGTGTAATAGTGCAGAGTTACCTGCAACTTCTTTTGCGACAGCACAGATTGAAGGTAATAGAATGGGAGTGATAGAGAAGATGGCTCATACTAGAATATTTACTGATACTACTATGACATTTTATGTTGATAGTGATTATAGAAGTTTAGAATTTTTTGAGTTGTGGCATGATTTTATAGCATCTGGGTCTGATAATGATTCAGGAAATGCGAGACATAATGTAAATTATTATCATAGAATGAAATATCCAAAAGATTATAAAGTGGATACTATAAGAATACAGAAATTTAATAAAGATCACTTTAGGAATGTTGAATATACTTTCCTTAATGCATTTCCAATTAATGTATCATCTATACCTGTCTCATATGCAGAGGCACAGGTGTTAGAGGTGCAGGTAACATTTGCTTTTGATAGATATTATTTTGGTGCTATCAGTTCTCTTAATCGTAAAAGTGAGAATATAGCTCATCCTAGAATTAGTTTACCATCTGTATTAGGTAATGAGAATAAAATAAGTAATAATGGAGAAGTACAAACTTTAAATAATGGTTCTTCATCAACAATTAATCCAATAGATAATCCTGATTTATTTGAATTGGATTATGATGATCCAGATAACCCTAATAGAGGCGGCTAAATAAAACACTGACATTTAAATATGGAATTAGCGAAACAACTTAAAGAAGGGACTAAACAATCTCATTCTGCTGCGGAGAACACAAAATTTGTCTCATCATTTCTTCGTGGAGTAGTAAGTAAAAAGGGTTATAGACAACTTGTTGCTAACTATTACTTCATCTATCAAGCGATGGAGGTAGAAGTGCTTCGATTAAAAGATGATCCTGTTGTGGGACCATTGAACATGAAGGA